TATCAATGCTTCAGAAGTGATTTACATCGTTTCTCAGAGAGGATATTATGAATTACTAGAAGATGCTGAATTCCAAGATGCTAACTTAGTTGGCGACCAGGCTACTAAATTGACTGGTGAAATTGGCTCAGTATTCGGTTCTAGAGTATTAATGTGTGATGAGTTCAAAACACCGGGAGTTGGAATTTTCCATTCGATCGCTGTTAATCCAAGAAACTACGTAATGCCTCGTTTAAGAGGAATGACTATCGAGTCAGATTACGAAGTTGCTAACCAAAGAAGAGTTCTTGTGGCTTCACAAAGACTTGGCTTCACTGATATGATCAATGCAGCTACTTCGGCTTGGGCACTACAATATAAAGCTAGTTAATAGCTAATTATGGTTTTCGTGGGGATTCCTAAAATCCCCACACTTTTAATTATGGCAGACTTAATAACAGTAAATGAATATAAAGACGCAGAGGGACTCCGAGGAGAGAAGGATGACGATCGTCTATTTGTTATGATACCTTTGGTATCTGATTTAGTTAAGAAGTACTGTGCCACAAGTTTTGTAGATTATTATTCTACAGATAAAGTTGAGACATTTACAATCAATGACAACTACACTACCACCATTACAATGAGTGAAAGTCCGTTAGTTAACGTTGATATAGTACAAGAAAGGTCACAATATGGAGTTGCTTATGAAACATTAACAACTACAGATTTTGAATATTATGTTGATTTAGAGAGTGACGCAATTATAAGAACAAATAAGAGTGGTAATCCAATCTCTTGGAAAAGAGGAGTAGGAAGCGTAAAGATTACTTATAACGCAGGCTATTCAGAGTGTCCAAGTGATTTAAAACTAGCAATTTTTGACTTAGTTAATTACTACATGAAAGATGAACATAAAGAAAGAAGAAGTTTAGGAAATGCTCAAATGAATAATCAAGGAACTTCCGGTATGAGAACAAGTACTGACTTTCCAGACCATATTAAAAGAGTATTAGATTTATATAGAGTTGTAATTTAATGTCGCAAACACTTAGAAATAAACTTTTTAAGGAACTCGAAAAGAAAGCGACAAAAAGATTAACTACCTATACTAAAATTAAAAATGTAGGTGCAATTTTTGATGAAGGAACTACTTTGATTAGTAAAGGAAACTTTATGAATGAGATAGCTAACTGGAGAGATAAAACTATAAGTAATGTACAACATAACTTAACTCCTGAAGAAATTTTTGAAGTTTCAGCGTATGAAGGTGAGTGGGCAGATCGTGGAAAAGAAATCTATAAGCAGATTCAAAAACTTAGTCAAGATGGCAAAGAAAAGTGGATATTACACCAACCTGAAGGTTTGCAAAAAAGAGGATGGAATTCTAGTGAAATTGTATTTCATTATAAAAGAAATCCTAGATCAAAATATGTTGGTGCAGGACTCGAAGGACTCTTTAACAATAGATTAAAAAGAATTGTAAAGAAGGTAATAAACGACACAAAGATTAAGATAGACTATTCTCATGGTAAGAGTTTACCAAAAGATTTTAAAAATACTGAGTCTACTTTAACACCAGGTACTAAAAAACGTTTCCATGGAGCAGCAGGAACACTAAGTCATAGAAAAGTTGAAAATGCGTTAAGAGATATCTTCAAAGGATACAAAGGGCCAGAAACTAATATGTTTATAAGTGTCGCTAGACTGTTTGAAACTAAGTTTGAAGACATGTTTGACACACAATTAGTTTTACAAGGTAAAAGAACTAGAACACAAGATGATTCTACTTTAAGATACAGAGGTCAGTTAGTTTTTACAAAGGATAAAAAGAATCCATCTGCACCGGATAAAGAAGTACTAGACCACTTTAAATCTTTTATAGGTGGGAAAGATCCTGGCGCAACAATGAATGACGCATTTGCTGAGGAAGTAATGAGACTTTGTAAAGTAGATTTAGACAGAGCTCAACAACTTTGGTCTGCTAGTCCCGGGCCTCTAGATAGAGCCAACATAATGAAACAGGCTTTAATTGCTGAAGGACTAATGACTGTAAAAGGCAAACTAGATAAAAGAAGTAAAAGAGTAGGTAAAGGTGGCGGACTTGACATGAGAATGAAAGTCAACCAAGAGTTTATACGAAAAATGAAGGGGCTTAAAGCATCTTCAGGCACTTCAAAAGGGCGATCTGCAAAAAAGATGAAGAACAGTATTACTTCAACTGCAGGAACAATAGCTAGGAAAAAAGTAAGAGTAAGAACAAATGATACTGCAAAAACAGCTCAAAGTCCTTTACATTTACAAGCAATGTTAGAAGCTTTACTACCACAAGTAGTAGCTAGCAAAATGGGAACGGGTGGAGCATTAAGATACCAAACAGGTAGATTTGCAAACAGCGTTGAACCTACACAAGTAATGGTAGGCCCAAGAGGGGGAGTTCATGTAGACTATACTTATATGAAATATCCTTATCAAACTTTTGAACCAGGATTTAAACAAGGCAGTACAGCAAGAGATCCAAGAAAGATAATTGGAGAAAGTGTTAGAGAGATAGCACAAAGTATAATAGGAAATAAATTCCTCAAAGTAAGGAGAGTATAATGGATTCTACAACAGCAAGAAGATATTCGTCGCGTCGTAGAGCCATAATTGAATCCTTAGCCGTAGCACTAGAAACTCAGATAAATGGAAGTCCACCAATGAGAACATCAGTAAGTACGGTGGAAAGAAGGTTAAAATTTTGGGACGAAGTTAACGAGTTTCCGACTATTCATTTAGGAGCGGGAGCAGAAACGAGAGAATACGATGGCGGAGGCTTTCGATTTAGATTTTTAAGAATAACAGTTCGATGTTATGTGTCTGATGACAATGATGTTATCAACGCACTCGAAGAATTGTTGGAAGATGTAGAAACTGTGTTGGAGGATAATGATCCATTAACCTACACAGATTCAACAGGAACATCTCAGTCTACAGTACAGACTTCAATCTTAACTGTAGATACAGATGAAGGCGTATTAGAACCTCTCGGTGTTGGAGAAATCACCGTAGAAGTTCGATATTAATGGAGATATAAAAAATGGCATTTTTCTTTAGTAGAGATACCAAAGTGTTCATGCAATGGTCAGAGGATAGCACCACAGCCAATACCGCTCTTTATGAGATTCCGGTATTAGATGGGTTTTCTTTTAGTCAGGGTACGAATACATCAGAGATAACATTAAGTGAAGCAGCTAATTCTAGTGGTTACAGTAAGAGAGGTAGAGCAATGTTCACCGATTCTTTCGCACCAGCAGAATGGAGTTTCAGCACTTATATGAGACCAACTGTATCAGGTTCAAATGCAAAATTTGCAAGTGGAGACCACGCAGATAGTGGGGGACATTTTGCAGTAGAAGGACCTTTATGGGCAGCAATGAGTGCGAAGGATTACGACGATGCATGTGGTGGGGACGCTTATGGCGACACCGCTAAGCAAGAGTTTAATTTCGCTAACTCAAACCAAGTAACACTAGGTACATTTGATATGTATTTTGTACTTGGTGCAGCAAAGGACACCGCAACAGCGTTGTATGCAACAGGTACAGAAGGAGTAACAATCTATAAATTAGCAGATTGTTCAGTTGGCTCGGCTTCAATTGATTTTGATATTGAAGGAATCGCACAAGTAGGTTGGTCCGGAAACGGTAAAACAATCGAAGAAGCGGCTTCTTTAAACACTGAAGCAAGTGGAACCACAGCTAAGGGTCTAATTAGAGAAGGAGTAGATACTACTTCTAACTTTATCAGACAAAAATTAACAGACTTATCATTAACATATGATGCAAGTGAAACAACAGGTACAGTCGGAGCTTTAGGTAGTTCAGACCAAGCATATAGTGTTACTTTAACAGGTGGAAACATCACAGTTGAAAACAACATTTCATACCTAACACCGGAAACAATAGGAACAGTAAACTTACCATTAGGTCATGTTACTGGTACTAGATCAGTTTCAGGTAACTTCACCTGCTATCTTAATGATGTATCAAATGGGTCACTAGACTTATTTGAGAAGTTACAAGAGTCTAGAGGCGTAATTACTAACGCTTTCCAAATGGTATTTTCTATCGGTGGTAGTGGCAACACTCCTCGATGTAATGTATCGATTGGAAAAGCTCACTTAGAGTTACCTACTCATGATTTATCAGATGTAGTATCTGTAGATGTAGCCTTCCACGGTTTATCAACAGACTTATCATCTGCAACAGCAGCAGACGCTACCAACGAAGTAAAAGTTACTTACGTCGGAGCTTAGTAATAATAACGAAGTGTGTGGGGAAGTCATTCCCCACATATTTTTTAAATAGGAATTAA